TTACAGGAAATACCCTCGAACTCTATCCAAACATTAGCAAACTTACTCTTTGCTATATTGCAGTAAGGAACCGTCTGCAAACTTGCGGAGACACCATAATCGGCTATCATACGTTGATACTTCCCTGGTTTGGCGTACTCATTACGTTTTGGTTTCCACAAAACTGATGAACACCACCTTTCCAGTAAATTAACACCAATGCGCTTCCCACTAAGCGTCTCCGCAAGACCTTGTTCTCTTAAAAGCTTCTTGGGATGTGGCTGCAACGTTAACTCATGTGCATACCGCAAGTAATCTGTATCCCAATCAATATTACCAACAAACATTCTAAACGCTAAAATTACTTCTTCTTTATACAAATTTACAAATCTGACCTGGTTAGAAAAATACTCTGCGTCTTTGCCGTCATCTTGCGGGAATCTTAAACTCAAGATGCGCCGAAGCGCACGCTCAAAATTAAGGTTGCAATCAGACAAAATGACACCAGAATGTGCAAAATTCCAACCGAAACAATACCTCCGATCTGTGTTCAATCTCCACTGCTCGGTATCTATCTTATTCGGAAACAGCAGCTCTCCCTTACCTAAATCTATAAAAGTTTGACCTTTTAATATCTTAAAAGCTCGGTTGAACTTATACGGACGCTCAATTACTTTTTCAGTTGCTACATGAATAACTAAACCCGTAAAGTGAACTCCGCTCTGTTGAGCTAAGTGCTGGGTTATGATTGAAAATTTAAACTAGAGAAGGGATTTTTGCTCTTAGTTACAGCATGGGACACACCCATATGTCCATATAATGCATGGCCTTCATGGAATTTATAATTCAACACAGCGAACACTGTGTTTAAAGTAAATTCCAATCTCTTCACGTCACTATACCATGCTGCATTGACATTCTTCGTAACCGTCGACATTAATCGTGGTGCCAAAAATTTATTACTAATATCAGTATCACTCAAACCGATTACCTGGAAGACCTCGGTGATTAAAAACTGATATAGTTTGGAATAAACTTCCGCCTTATAATACGCCCGGTAACCTCGAACACTCCCGTTGGTCATAGCCTTATGCTCCTCACGATATAATGTGACCGGGTGTCCAAAGAAATTGAATATCATACTACTTTGAGCTGTGGAGTGTATGAATTGGTTGAAACGCTGTGCATCCGGTAATTCAACCATGCGTACTAACCCTAGTATATTTGCCACGAAATTCCATGCCGTCTCAAAGGCATTCTTTTTGAAGACATCAGGGTTCACGTAAATTATTGTCTCCTCAGTTGTATCAATAGAATCCGGGATCTCAGAAAACGCACTTTCTTCACGATCATCATGATCATCAGCCTGTGCATCTTCTTTCTTATTGGTTTCACTTGCATCAACATTCTCAACAATTACACGCTGCTCTTGAGTCTCCATTTGGCACTTTTCAAATGGAATATCTGCAGTGGCTACTGGAGTCATCATCTCATACACTTGTGAAGTTACCCCTCCCCCACATGTTGTAGGGAGTTGAACTACATTGTGAGCTGCCACCTCCACTCTCGTGGGTACCTCAGAACATGGCTCACAATATAGGTGATAATGTGCATGTTGCAAAACAACACACCTCTTCACATCTAAACAGGGTATTAAATCATCCACATTTACCTCCTTTGGTGGATCTCCTGTTCCCTTCTTCTTCTCTCGGATTCTCCTCTCCGCTCCTTGACGGTCTTTGTAATGATAGTGGGTGGCCTTACCACACTTTGTGTCATCACAGAGGTAACCCCATTCTGTCGTTAAGTCTCTAAAAACTTTGTTATCTATTGGCCTTTTAATGCTATCTCTCGCTCTAGCTGCGGGTCTTTCGGTCATTTTTTATTTGTTCGTTGTGTAAGAGTGCATCAAAGATAGAAGTACCATTACTTATCGCCATAGGTGTTTTACGCTTCGCAACCTTGCCACTATAATTTCAAGTGGTGGATCACACTGGCTATCTATCTTGTCAACACCCCCGGATGCTAACACTAACACAACTTTAAAATAATCTGACAACCTATGAAAACAGTATTAATGGTTCGAATATTATTACTGTGATTTTTAAAACCACCTGTTGTTTACAAATTTACAAATGTACAAGCGAGATGGCGTTATAATTTAAGCTTCATCATTTTGGCTGCGGCATTAGCCACAGTGGCAGCCTTGCCGATGGCGGTAGAACCTTGTTTGCTCCCGATTAAATGATCAACCGTCAAGGCCACACTAGCTCCAGGCACACCAGCATTAGCTGCAACGGACAACGGTCCAGCTGCAGCCCGAGAAATGTGCGCAGACTCAGCAGTAACACTACGATGGACAGTGGGGTCGGCTTTCTGACTCTTGTCAATATCAGTAGCCAACGAAAGTGCGTTAACAGTACCATTGTAATCCGGTGTGACAGGAGTGCTAATTGATGCAACTTGATCTCCAGAAAATTCCATGTGGTAAATCACTTCAATTCTAAAGGTGAAGTTGGCTGCACAACCAACAAAGGATATGGCGCATGGTGCAGATCGACTTATAGCTGTTCCTGTCGTGTAATCCCAATAACGGCTAGTGGAAGGCGAACACCAATTGTAATAGTCCTCTGACATCTCTGTATCGTCCAAATTGAAAGGCCCAAAGGCGTATTCATAATTTGGTGGCATTTCAGAGACAGTCACAGAATGTGTGTTGCTTTCGGCCATATATTGTGAGGATGTAAAGTATGACAAGTCGGTAGCATGAGCAGGTCGCACTACATACATGGTACCAGAGCGATTAAGAACAGGGCCAATCGGTGTAACTCGAATACCAATAAGGTTCATGCGACTCTCCAATCGATATCCGAAACCACCAGCGGCACCATTATCGTTGGCTTGTGTATCCAACTGAGCCGAGGTGTATGGACCATTGTGGCGAATATCAAAGAACCCGGCTAATGCGGCGGTGGTAGGTCGATTGAAATCATCATTATTATTGAGCCAAGCAGAATTTGTGACTATCAACGAAGGCTGATCATTACATGTGGTTGGTATTATAAAAGCCTGACCACGACCACCAGCATTGCAAGTAACAATACCAATGGCTTTAGCAGCTACTTTTAAAGTTGGCACGCCTGTGGTATCACCGGCGGTGACCTTACCTGCCACTGCTGGATTAAAGGGTGCAATCACACCGGCAGCCATTGGTGATAATAAATGGTCATTTGGATGTAATTGTGCTGGTGGCGCCCTCTGTGGTTGTCGCGGACGTCGCAACAGACGTGGGATCGGAATTGGCCGACGGCTCTCCAATCTGTCGAGTGACGATTGAACAGCTCGTTGTGCAGCTTCCAGATCCGTAAAAGCGCCAAAACCGGCATGATAAGTTCTGGAAGACGGTGTGACAGCTAAACGCTGTTGTCTGATTTTCTTTTGTGTGTTTTTGTTGGTTCAAGAATGTCCAGAATCCGACTATAGAACCATAGTCGGTGGCCGGGAGATCGCTGGCAGCTCAGATCCTTTTATAACGCGCCCGGAATACTAAAATTCGTCGCGTTCCCATGTTTTTTATAGTGATGGGGATCCTAAAAACACTCTCACAGGATAAGCGTTCATGTGCCAATATGCCGTAATCAATATCCTGTCGTATGGTTGTTTTCGTTGAGCCATTACACTCTACCGAAAGCCATCTCGCAATACCCGTTTTGCGGCTGTTAGC